CGAATCTAGCACGATTCTCGAAGAGATGACCGAATGGTCCATCGACTACAAAGATCATCAGAACAACGAATTGCTCGACGCTGTGTTCAATGAATCAAAGCGCGAGCAGCTGATCGTGGAGTTCTGCGAGGCGTACGCTGAGAAAACAGTAGGTAAAGATATCTTTTGAAAACCCTGCAAATCAAAACGCCCGAATGGGCGTTGCCGCTGCTGGACCCGGCGCGCTATAAAGGCGCGCACGGTGGCCGTGGCTCGGGCAAGAGCCACTTCTTTGCCGAGTTGATGATTGAGGCGCATATCATCGACCCGCACTCCAATAGCGTGTGCGTTCGCGAGATTCAAAAGAGTTTGAACCAATCTGTTAAGCGCCTGCTAGAAAACAAGATTCAGGAACTAAACGCGGGCGCTTACTTTGAGGTCCAAGAATCACAGATCAAAAGCAAGCGCGGTTCCGGGCGGATCATCTTCCAGGGCATGCAAAACCATACGGCCGACTCTATTAAGTCGCTCGAAGGTTACGACCGGGCGTGGGTCGAGGAAGCGCAAAGCCTGAGCCAGACCAGCCTTGACTTACTGCGCCCGACGATACGCAAGCCAGGGTCCGAGCTTTGGTTCAGCTGGAATCCCCGCGACTCATCCGACCCGGTCGACTCGCTACTACGCGGTGACAATATCCCACCCGGCGCAAAAGTTGTGCAGGTTAATTACCTCGACAACCCGTGGCTTCCGCAAGTCTTGCGCGATGAAATGCAGTACGACAAGCGCCGCGACCCGGATAAGTACGCGCATATCTGGCTCGGCGAGTACCGGCGCAACTCAGAATCGCGCGTTTTTAAGAACTGGCGTATCGACGAGTTCGAAGCGCCCAGAGACGCAATCCATAGGCTAGGCGCCGACTGGGGCTTTGCTGTTGACCCGACGGTCCTGGTGCGCTGCCACATTATCGGGCGGACCCTTTATATTGATTACGAAGCGTATCGGATCGGCTGCGAGATCCTGGACACGCCAGACCTATTCATGACAGTGCCCGAGGCCGAAAAGTGGCCACTTGTTGCCGACTCTTCACGACCAGAGACCATTAGCCACATGGTCAAACACGGCTTCCCGAAGATCATGGGTGCAGTCAAGGGCCCGCGCTCGGTAGAAGAGGGAATCGAATGGCTCAAATCTTACGATATCGTCGTGCATCCGCGCTGCACTCATACGATTGATGAGTTGACGCTCTACTCATATAAGACTGACCCGGCGACCGGAGCCATCCTGCCAGTGCTAGAGGATAAGAAGAATCACGTTATCGACGCCTTGCGATATGCCTGCGAAGGTGTGCGGCGTGCGTCCAAGCTAGACAAGCCAAAGCCCAAACCTATAGCCACGATTAACCGCTGGTAACTTGCGCTTTTCATATCATTAGTGATAGCCTCGCGCGAAAGGCGGGGTAAATGGCGCGCATTTCAAAAGAGCAACATTTAGCAAACGTCCACGCGGAAGCGATGGCGGAATTCGACGATATCCAGGGAGCGGTGCGCGATGAGCGTATGCAATGCCTGCAAGATCGGCGGTTTTACTCTATCTCAGGCGCGCAGTGGGAAGGCCGGCTCGGCGAGCAATTCGAGAACAAGCCGCGCTTCGAGGTCAATAAAGTACACCTAGCGGTTATTCGTATCATCAATGAATACCGCAACAACCGCATTTCCGTCGACTTCATTAGTAAGGACGGCTCTGACAGCGATAAAACGTCCGACCTGTGCAACAAGCTCTATCGGGCTGACGTGCAGGATTCTGGCGCCGAAGAAGCGTTCGACAATGCGTTTGAGGAAGCCGTCGGGGGTGGCTTTGGTGCCGTGCGCCTTCGGACCGTCTACGAAGATGAAGAGGACGACGAAAACGAGTACCAACGCATTCGAATCGAACCTATCTTTGATGCTGATTCGTCAGTTTTCTTCGACCTAAACGCCAAACGACAGGACAAGAGCGACGCTAAGCATTGCTACGTGCTTACGGCCATGTCGCGCGCAGCCTATAAAGAAGAGTACGGCGACGACCCGTCAAGCTGGCCTAAGTCAGTGAACCAACTCGAATTCGACTGGGCAACTCCTGAGGTTGTCTACGTTTGCGAGTATTACCGCATCGAGGAAGTGCGCGACACGATCCGCACCTATCAAGGCGTAGACGGCTCCGAGATCAAGCACTCGGACGCAGACTTTGAGCGTAACGAGGATCTAGAGCAAGAGCTACTCGACACCGGCTATCGTGAGATTCGCCAAAAGCGGGTTAAGCGCAAGCGCGTCCGCAAGTACATCATGAGCGGCTCGAAGGTGCTCGAGGATCTCGGCTACATTGCTGGCAAGTGCATTCCTATTGTGCCGGTCTATGGCAAGCGGTGGTTCGTCGATAACGTCGAACGCTGTATGGGTCACGTGCGCCTGGCTAAAGATGCACAGCGCCTAAAGAATATGCAGCTCTCCAAGCTCGGCGAGATCAGTGCTCTGTCGAGCGTCGAGAAGCCTATCTTCGCGCCTGAGCAGATCACCGGCCACGAGATGATGTGGGCGCAGGACAATCTCAAAGATTATCCGTACCTGCTCGCCAATCCGATCACTGGCCCCGATGGCTCGATGCAAGCCGGCGGGCCAGTTGCTTACACAAAGCCGCCGCAAGTGCCGCCTGCTATGGCCGCGCTATTGCAGCTTACCGAACAGGATATGGCAGACATCCTCGGCAATCAGCAGCAAGCCGAGAAGATGGTCAGCAACATCAGCGGAAAAGCCGTTGAGATGATCCAAGAGCGAATCGACGCGCAAGCCTTTATCTATATGAGTAACCAAGCCAAGCTGGTGCAGCGCACCGGCGAGGTATGGCTCTCAATGGCCAAGGACGTGTACGTCGAGGAAGGTCGCAAGATGAAGGCCATCAGCGATCAGGAGCAGGTCGAGTCGGTGCAGATCATGAAGCCGACGATTAACAGCGATACTGGCGAGATCGAGTACGAAAACGACCTCGGCAAAGCCTCGTTTGATGTGGTTGCCTCAATTGGCCCAACCTCGCGCAGTAAGCGCCAGGCCACGCTGCGCTCGCTTATCAACATGATCCAGATCAGCGACGATCCTGAGACGCGCCAGGTGCTCACAGGTATGGCCATGCTCAACATGGAAGGCGAAGGCATCGAGGACGTGCGCGACTTCTTCCGCAAGCGTCTGGTGCAGATCGGGGTCATTAAGCCGACCGACGAGGAAGCAGCGCAGATGCAGATGGCCGCACAGAATCAGCAGCCAGACCCGAACGCGATGTTCTTGCAAGCTGCGGCCGAGGAAGCTATGGCTAAGGCCACGAAGGCCCGCGCCGATGTGATTAAGACGGTGGCCGATTCTGAGCTAGCGCGCGCCAAGACCATCGAGACGATGGCAGGCGTAGATATGAGCGCACAGGATCAGGCGCTACGCATGATGCAAACAATTGGTGGAGGACTTGGGCAGCCTGAGCAGATCCAGCAGCCCGAGATCACGCCACCGATGTAATAAAAAAGCGGCACCCACCCGGCCGCATCAACGGGTGAGATTAGGGGCATTTGATGGATGAGAATCAGGCAGATAAGGAACAGCAACCCGAGATCGAGATTGTCGAAGATCAGCTAACCGAAGCTCAGCCCGTCGAGGCTGAAGATGAGCAAGATCAAGACGAACTAGAAAACGAGGTTGTCGTTTCGATTGGTGAGGAAGCGCCGCCCACCGAAGAAGAGAAGCCCGCGCCGAAATGGGTTAGGGAGTTACGTCGGACGCAGCGCGAGCTGCAACGAGAGAATCGGGAACTCAAGGCAAAGCTAGAAGCGCCATCACGTACTGAGACCAAGCCGGTACAGGTTGGAGTTAAGCCGACGCTAGATAGTTGCGATTACGACTCGGAGAAGTTTGAGACAGAGCTAGCTCAGTGGTATGAGCGCAAGCGTGATGCTGATGCAGCAGAGGCTCAGGTTAGGTCAGAACAGGAAGCTCAAGAGCGCACTTGGAAGGCCAAGCTAGACGCCTATGGCAAAGCAAAGGCCGAATTGCGGGTGCGTGATTACGATGACGCTGAAGAGGCTGTGCAGCAATTCTTAGACGTTACTCAGCAAGGAGTGCTTATCGAGGGGGCCGACAATCCGGCGCTCTTAGTCTATGCGCTCGGCAAGAACCCGGCTAAGGCAAAGGAACTCGCAGCGATTAAAAGCCCCGTTAAGTTTGCTTTCGCCGTCGCTAAACTGGAGAAAGAATTGAAAGTGAGCAGCCGGTCAAAGCAAGCACCACCGCCCGAAAAGACTGTCAGCGGCACCGGCAGAATTTCTGGGGCCGTTGACTCTACACTCGAACGCTTACGCGCTGAAGCTGATCGTACCGGGGACCGTACAAAGGTCATCCGGTACATTAAGCAACAGCAATCTAAACAATAGGAGTTTTTATGCCCACCGCATTTAGTAAACAGGAAACCGTCTTTTTTGACGAATTGCTTGCCGGCTTCGATGACCGGCTCAAGTTCGGCAAGAATGTCAATGTGTACAACGCTGACCCGCTGGTGCTCGAGCGCTCGCAAGGCACTCAAATCTGGCGCCCGATGCCTTACATTTCGACCTCGGTCGATGGCCCTGCTGGCACCAGCATCTCGTCGTCGTTTGCTGATGTTACTCAGCTCTCCGTGCCCATCAGCCTGGGCTATGACAAGGCCGTGCCTTGGACGATGACCACGAACGACTTGAACGACCCGCAACAGCGTGATCGTAAAATGCGTTCGGCGCAGCAGAAACTGGCGTCCGACATCAACCGCGCAATCGCTGACGTCGCCGGCGTGCAGGGCACCTTGGTCGTTAAGCGTACCTCTGCCGCGTCTGGCTACGATGACATTTCGTTGGCCAACGCGCTGATGGAAGAGCAAGGCATCGTTGACGATTCGGCAATGCGTGCGTGTTTCATTCATACCCGTGACTATGCGCAAATGGCTGGCAACCTTGCTAAGCCGCAGACCTCGGCTAACTCCAAAGTTAACCGCGCATACGAAGATGGCTACGTCGGCCGCATCGCTGGGCTCGAGACGTTCTCGGCTGAGTACACCTACCGCCTGACCGCTGCTGCTGGCGTGACGGTTACCGTCAACGGCGCAAACCAGCGCTATGTGCCGAAGGCAACTTCGACGGCTGCTACTGGCGAAACCGCCAACGTCGACAACCGTTACCAGAACCTGGTTATTGCTGTTAGCTCTGGCACGGTTAAGGTCGGCGACCGATTCACCATCGCAGGCGTGAACGCTGTAAATCAGATCACCAAGGTTGACACCGGCCAGCCTCGCACCTTCACGATTACCGCAATCGTGTCCGGTTCGGGTGGTTCTGGTACGGTCACCATCAGCCCGCCGATTATCGCTGCTGATTCCTCGCCCACGCAGCCTGAGCTCGAGTACAAGAACGTGACCGCAACGCCTGCTAACGGCGCTGCCATCACTTTCTTGAATACCGTTTCGACTAACGTGGCCCCGTTCTGGGATGAGCGCGCTATCGAACTGCTTCCCGGGCGCAATGGTTTCGACCAGGACGCAGCGCAAGCTGGTGCAGCAATGATCCAGGGCACGACCGACCTCGGCATTCAAATGGCGATGTACAAGTTCTTCGACATCAACACGAAGACCTTTAAATATCGCTGCGATACGCGCTTTGGTGTCGGTATGACGAACCCGCAGATGTGCGGCGTCATTCTGTTTAGCCAGACCTAAGCAATTGTCGGGGGGCTTCGGCTCCCCGACTTTTAAGGGGGCGATATGCCACTGAAAAAAGGTTATTCACAGAAAAGCATTTCCTCGAATATCTCGAAGGAAATGAAGTCCGGTAAGCCACAAAAGCAAGCGATTGCGATTGCGCTATCGACTGCCAGAACGGCAGCCATGAAGGCAGGCAAGCCAGGAAAGGCACCTAAGAAAAAATGAGTCAGTATCCCAAGATGGTGTACAAAGTTCCCGGAAAGACGCAAGGGAACGGCGGCGTTACTTTTGATTACGAAATCGCAGCCGATGAGCAATCAGAGCAGGCCCTGATTAAAGCCGGGTTCGCTTTGACGCTGCAAGCGGCTATCGATGGCGACATACCTTCGGACGATGCAGGCCCAACTCGTGAAGAATTAGAAGCCAAGGCGACCGAATTAGGGTTAAAATTCGACGGGCGCACGTCTGATCGCAAATTGGGCGCGCTAATCTCCGAGGCTCTGGGCGAATAATGGGCTACTCAAAGCGGCAATTCGTAACGGCGGCATTCGAGGAAATCGGGCTCGCGTCCTACGTTTTCGACTTGTCGCCTGAGCAACTTGATAGCGCATTGCGACGCCTCGACGCCATGATGGCCGAGTGGAATGCTAAAGGCATAAGGCTCGGCTATCCACTGCCAGGCAGCCCGGAAAGCAGCGACCTAGACGCAGAGTCTACGGTCCCCGATTCTGCCAACGAGGCAATCATTACAGGTCTGGCAATTCGGATTGCTCCGAGCCTCGGCAAGCAATTGATGCCTGAGACTAAGGTCACGGCAAAGATGGCGTATAACACGCTGTTAGCTCGCGCCTGCCAGCCTGTCGAGATGCAGTTGCCAGGCTCTCTGCCGGCCGGGGCTGGCAATAAAACTTATCGGTCCGAAAATCAGTATATCTACGGGCCTGATAGTACGATCGACGCTGGGTCTGATGGCCCGATTCAGTTTACATAAGGGCATAGCATGCCAACGATCAATCAATTATCGACCACTGACAGCGTATCGTCGGGCGATCTTTTCCCGGTGTTTGTGACGACTGATGGCGACGCGCGCAAGGTTAGCGCAAGCAACTTGCGGACGTTTATGCTTGATGGCGCGTCGGTCGCTGATGACAAGATCACACAATACGCTGCGCCGTCTGCGACTGGATTTTCAGTCACGATCACCAACGCTAGTAATAGTGTATGGCTGATCTTGACCCCGACCGGCGGATTCGCGGCAGGCACGATCATTCTGCCGGCTGTAACAAGCGCTGTTGATAAGCAGGAGTTGCTCGTTAACTGTACACAATCAGTCGCGGCGCTGACGATTAACGGTAACGGGGCGACGGTTACGGGCGCGCCCACTTCGTTGGCTGCTAATGGTTTTTTCCGGCTGCGGTTCGATGACGTAGCTAATGTCTGGTATCGAGTCGGCTAAGGAATAAAAATGATTGATATTTTCAAATCAAGAGACGGCGTTCAACGCCAAAATGTAAACCTCGGAAACGGTTCTTATGGCGAGGTAACGACCCCGCGCACCCAGTGCATGTTCCGCACGACCTTCGATAAGGCTATTACTGGTGGCGTTGATCCTGATTACTTCCAGCGAATCGGACCAATTGGCACCGGGATTGCGCTGAATCAGACCGGTGGGAACCTGGTCATTACGTCTGGCACGACGGCCAACGCTGAGCTAGTCCTGCGCTCTACCAAGTCATTCGCAGGTAGCTTTGTCGCTCGTTGGCAGACGATCCTTAGTCAGCGAATCGCTAACAATAACTTTTACGTCGAGCTAGTCGATGTAATCGGCGATGGCCTGGCGTATACGATCAATTCGGCAACCAGCGTAACGATTACGATTCCTGATCATAAATTCTCGTCCGGAAACGTTGGGCAGTCGATCACGATCGGCGCGATTACCGGCGCGGCTGGTATTCCTGGGCGCTATGCGATTGCCTCGGTAGCTGGTTCGACGGTCACGTTTACGGTCGCAGGCTGGCCTGCTAGCGGGTCTGGCACTTGCTCGCTTTTTGGCTGGAACTTCCACCGGACGCTGTATACCGGAACGACTGCAACGACCGCAAACTATGACAGTGGCCGCAATGGCTACGCATCAGGCGATACGGCCGCCACGATCAACACGACGGCATCCCCTGGTCATATGGGGATTATGACAGTCGAGGAAGGGTCTGCCGGTCTTATTGACTCCTTAGTTGCGTCTGCCTCTCAAACGACATTTCGGGCGAGCCGTGTGGTTAATATTGCACGCGATGATGCTGAGTTGTTTGTGCAGCTTCGATGCACGAATGGCACGGTAGCCCCGGCCAGCACGACGACCTGGACCATAGGCATGGTCGGCGTGACCAATTACGATTCAGTTAACGTAGCAATCAACAACGTCCGGCCGCAGATCAGGACTAATGGTGGGGCCCCTGTAATTGTCGAAGGCGGTAACTTAACTGGTATCGCCACAGTCACCACAGTTACCGGCGTTACGACTGTTTCGACCGTAACTAACGTAACTAACGCTGGCACACCTACAGCTCCTGCCACGCCTTACTTCGTAAACTCGGCGGCCACGACTAACGGTGCTTTGGTCCTCACCGGTACGTCTGGCTTGCAAGCGCTGTACGCGACCAACATCGGCGCGACTGCGGCGTTCGTTAAGCTCTACAACAAGGCCACCGCTCCGACCGTAGGGACTGACGTGCCCGAGATGATCATCCCGGTACCGGCGGCTGTTTCCGGCGTTCCTGGCGTGGCTCAGATTCGCCCCGGCTTTAACGGCTACCGCTTCGCTTTGGGTTTGGGTATTGCTATTACTGGTGGCGTAGCTGACTCAGACACGACCGCAGTGGCAGCCGGCCAGGTCAAGGTTAAGCTTTCCAGGACTATTTAACATGGCGACCTATGTGATTGTCGAAGAGGCTCCCGTCTACTACACGATAGACGTGGAGTTCGATGGGCTATCTTTTCGGCAATTGCTAATTAGCGAACGTATCGGACAGGGGCTTGCTGATCAGTTGCAAGCCTATGCCGATGCTTATCAGGCCGACTACGAGGCGCAACAGTAATGCCTGCCAAGGATCCCCGCTTAGCAAGAATTGGAGTCGCAGGCTATAACAAGCCGAAGCGCACGCCATCGCATCCGACAAAATCGCATGTGGTCGTTGCTAAGTCGGGGGACCAGGTCAAGACTATCCGCTTTGGCCAGCAGGGCGTTAGCGGATCGCCTGCCAAGGAAGGCGAGAGCGCAGCAGCCAAGGCCCGCCGGGCATCGTTCAAGGCCCGCCACGCTGCCAACATTGCCAAGGGCAAGATGAGCGCGGCCTGGTGGTCCTCAAAGGTGAAATGGTAAGCGATGCAAATCCCCATCCTTAGCGGCGTTTACACCGACGGCAGCCCTGATTTCCGGGTTTCTTATCCTCTTAATCTGGCGGTAGTGCCTGGTGCGAATGGCATCAGCGATTCATATCTGCGCCCGGCTGATGGGATCACGTCGGTAGCTATTGGGCCAGGCGTAGACCGTGGGGGGATCGAGTGGAACGGCACTCATTATCGAGTCATGGGGGCGTCGCTGGTCAGCATTTCGTCTGACGGCGTGGTGACTGTACTCGGAAATGTCGGCGGCACTAATGAGTTGGTGACGTTCGACTACAGTTTCGACCGACTGGCCATTGCCTCTAATGGCAAACTGTACTACTGGAACGGGACATCTCTACAGCAGGTGCTAGACCCTGATCTTGGCACGGTCGTTGATTTTGTGTGGGTCGATGGGTACTTTATGACGACCGATGGCACGTCGCTTGTCGTCACGGAACTGACCGACCCATTCTCAGTCAATCCTCTGAAGTACGGCTCGAGCGAAGTTGACCCTGACTCGGTGGTCGCATTGCTCAAGAACCGTAACGAGGTCTACGCGCTCAATCGTCACACGATCGAGGTGTTCGACAACATCGGCGGCGACTTCTTCCCATTTCAGAGAATTGACGGAGCGCAGATTACGAAGGGGTGCGTAGGCACATTCGCCTGCTGTGTGTTTGAGGATGCCATCGCATTCTTGGGCAGTGGCCGGAATGAGGCGCCGTCTATCTATATCGGTGCGAATGGCCAGGCCAGGCAGATTAGCTCGCAGGAAGTCGATCGGCTGCTATTGAACTACACCGAGGCCGAGCTATCCATCACCAAGCTAGAGGCTCGCAACGACAGGGCCCAGAGGTTGCTATATGTGCACCTTCCGGACCGCACGCTAGTCTATGACGCCACCGCATCGCAGGCGCTACAGCAGCCTATCTGGACCGTGCTCACCAGTGCGTTGTCTGGGTACTCGCAATACCGCGCGCGCAACTTTGTGTGGGTCTATAACAATTGGTGGGTAGGCGATCCGACGTCCTACGCATTCGGCACGCTCACCAATACAGTCGGCACGCACTGGGGCGCGACGGTGCGGTGGGAGTTCTCCACCTCGATACTGTATGCCGAGGGACGCGGGGCCATCTTGCATCAGCTTGAGTTAGTGGCGTTAACTGGTCGCATTGCGGCAGGATCAGATCCGACGCTGAGCACGTCTTACTCGACGGACGGCGTGACGTGGAGCCAGCCGAAGTTTATCAAGGCTGGCGCGCAGGGCGATCGGTCTAAGCGGCTGGCGTGGTTCGGCCAGGGGTACATGCGTAACTTCAGGGCGCAGCGCTTCCAGGGCGATACACAGACGCACCTCGCACTGGCTAGGCTCGAAGCTCAAGTTGAGGCGCTGGCTTACTAATGGCTAACAAACTCGGCCTCACTCGTGATCAGCTTGCATCGTTCCTAAAAGACCCGGAGCAGATCAAACAGTTTGAGCAGCTATTCAGGACGGTAGACACCACAACCACTGTCATCTTGCCGGCTATCGACACCGATGCTGGGATCGGGGAATCGCAGGCTCAGGAAGCGCTAGGGAATATCGTCGCGCTTAGCCGCGACACAGCCGCGCAGATTGGTAGTTTACAAGGTGAGATTGAGGAACTATCAAGCGAACTCGCCAGGATAGATAGCGATGTGCAGTCGCTCGGCCTGAAATACGACGATACGCTGTCGGCCAGGGTTGAGCGATTGCAGTCTGAGCTCGACGGATTCGCAGCACTATCGCTGATAGATACACCGCCAAAGCGGCGCAGGATTGGCAATTTCTACGACACGACCACGCAGACTGCTGCGGCCATTAACACGGCATATGCCGTAACTTTCAATAGCACTGATTTGTCAGATGGTGTATACATAGGCTCACCTACGTCCAGAGTTTATGTAGACACCGAGGCGACTTATAATTTCCAATTCTCGATGCAACTCGACAATACCAGTGGCGGCAATCATCTGGTGTTTGTTTGGTACAGAGTGAACGGAACGGACGTCGCTAACTCGGCAAGTCAAGTTAGGCTTAAAGGAACTGACGGGGAGTTGGTTGCGGCTTGGAATTTTGTTTCAAAGCTCAAAGCAGGCGACTATTTTGAGTTGATGTGGTCCGTAGATGACACGGCAGTACAAATCGTCGCTCAGGCGGCAGCCGCACCGGTTCCGGCGATCCCGTCGGCAATTTTAAGCGTTACGACTTGCGACTAAGGGCAGATCATGGCCGTTACTACTAAGGTGCTGCTAGATAGTAAGCAGCTCGAATCTACACAGACCACACAATACACGGCCGTCAACTGCCGGGCGCTGATTACTAAGGCAAGCATCACCAACAATGACACAGTGAACCGCACGGTGTCGGTCAACTTGGTGCAGTCGGCTGGCACTGCAAGCGCTGCGAATCGGGTGATTAACGTAAAGACAATCGTTCCCGGCGAGACATACCTATGCCCTGAGCTATCTGGCCAGATTCTAGAGAGCGGCGGGTTTGTCTCGACGATTGCTAGCGCGGCATCGGCGCTTACTATCCGCATCAACGGCCAAGAGATTACATAATGGACAAAGCGCGTTTACCCGCTCTGGTGCTCGGCAAGTTTGCAGGATTCGAGGCTGAAGAGCCGTTTGTTACGACTGCCGAGAATGCCAAGAATACAAAGATGGCCATTGACCAGTGGTCGTTAGGGCCGCTCGTTCCGGAGATTGAGCCGGACGCGAATAAGCCGTTCTGGTCGAAGATGGCCAAAGCTTGGCAGGTGACCGAGAAAGAAGCGCGGCGGCGTTTCTGCGCTAACTGCGAATACTTCCAGAATGACACTACATTCCAGGCGAAGATGGAGCGGATCCCGCTCAACAGATACGACACCGGAGCAGGCGGGCGCGGATTCTGCGAAAAGTTCGACTTTATCTGTCATAACCTACGCGTTTGCCAAGCTTGGGAAGAGCGTGAGGCGGAGGAGGACTGATGGCGACTTACCAAGAAGCGCTTAATCTATACAACAAATATGGCGTTGGCATTAGATATGAGGACGGAACGCCAACAAAACCTATAGTTATTGGGCGAAACGAGTACGGAGATATCATTCTAAATGCGTCTCCTGGAGTGCCTGGCAATACGGCAGGGGCGCCTGCAAATATTACAATCATGACGCCAGGTCCGGACCATGTATTCACTTTTCAGAAAGTTGATGCTACTGGCGGGTCTCAGTCGTGGCAAAAACAAATGGCCCCAGACAAGAATCGCGCCCTTCAAAGCCTGTTTAAGGCCGCTGCAGTTGCTGCCCCTATGTTTGTCGGACCAGCCTTAGCTGGTGCAGGCCTTATTAGCGCGCCAGCAGCGGCAGGTGCAGCAGGAGCCGCTGAGGCTGCCGGAGCGCTTGGTGCGGCAGGCGCGGCAGAAACAGGGATCGGTGCCGGCCTATTTGCTGGCGGTGTAGAGCAGGCAGCGCTTGGGGCATCGCCCGGATTACTTGGTGGGGGCGCGGCAGCGTCCGCCCCGTTAACAATGGCAGGCGTAGGAGCTACTAATTTCGCGGCACCTGCGCTAGGTGGAGGGGCTCAGATGGCGTCATCTGGTCTAATGGACTGGCTAGGTAAGCCAGCAGCACAGGCCGCAGGGCAATTAGTAAGCGCAGGCCTACAGGGTTACGCAGCAAACCGTGCAAGCCAACAACAAGCAGAAGCCTCGCAAGCAGGCATCGAAGAGCAGCGGCGGCAATTCGAGGCTACTCGGCAAGCTCTGGCTCCATTCGCTCAGGCTGGGACGCAAGCACTCGGCGGGTTCGCGCCATATCAAGCGGCAGGACTGCAAGCATTCGGTCAGCAACAAGCACTGGCAGGCCTACAAGGCCAACAGGCACAGCTCGCAGCTATCGGTGCGCTCGAGGCCTCGCCCGAGTATCAGGCACTAGCACGCCAGGGTGAGGAGGCCATCCTGCAACGCGCATCGGCTACCGGTGGATTACGCGGCGGTAACGTGCAGGCAGCTCTGGCGCAGTTTCGTCCGGCCATGCTGCAACAGTTGATAGATCAACAGTATCAGAGACTAGGTGGGTTTGCTGGGACTGGTTTGCAGACAACCGGAGCGCTCGCAAGCATGGGACAGTCGGCGGCAGCTCAGCAAGGCCAATTCGGGGCAGGCGCTGCGGCTAATATCGGCAACTTACTGGCTCAACAAGGCCAGGCACAGGCCGGCGGAACTCTTGGCACGTCTAGAGCAATTTCGCAGGCGCTTAACATTCCTGCCACCTTGCAGCAGTACCAAGCCGGCCGAGACCTTTTCAGGACATAAACATGGCGCAGCCTTTCGACTACAGTCTAAACGTACCGACCCCACTCGAGGCGGGCGCGCAGGCATTTAAGCTAGGGGCAGGCATTGCCGCTGCCGAAGAACAAGCTCGCGCCTATCAACAAGAGCGGCAGATGGCCGCCTTGCAGCAGCAGCAGGCGATGGAGCAGGAGAGGATTAGGCAGGAGGCTTTTGAGCGAGCACTAAGCCCCAATGCAACTATCGAAGATCACAGGCGGGCCGCCATCCTTGGCAATCCAAAACAAGCCGAGGCGTTCCTTTCGTTTGCCACATCTATGGCAGACGATCAAAAAGCAGCTGCCAGATCTAAAGCTGCTCGAATCTTTCATGCAGCCGAAAGCGGAAACAAAGAAACATTCTTGAGATCATTAAATCGTGAAAGGGCTGCCAATAGCGACAACGCTGGCGCGCTGGCTTACTTTGACCAATTGCAAAGCGAATACGAACAAGACCCGGACTCTGTTCGGGTAGCTTTAGGCGGGCAGCTTGTCGAACTTGGCGGTGAGAAAATCGTCAAAAATGTTCGTGACGATTACGAAGAGCGCCGCAATCAAAAGTTGTTCGGAAGCAAAGAGAAATACGAGAAGGCGAAAGCAGAGTCTGCAGCAGTTGAGGCTCGATATGCTGAGGCTACTGCTAAGCTTAGCTTAAGAGAAAAAGAGGCAAACATCGCCGCCGGGTTAGCTCAGGTGCAGGCAGCACGGGATGGTGGCGTACAGGTTCAATCTAGCCAAATATTGCCTGATGGAACGTCTATTATCATCACAAAAGACGGGCAATCTCTTGTGCTAGACAATCAAGGCAATAGGCTTTCAGGTAACGCCAGATCAGATGCGATTAGTGCAGCCAGTAATTTTGGAACAAGAGAGCAATCTGCTAGAGCCGGAGGTAGGCAAGGCGCGACCATTGCTCAGAACATTGCAAAAGATTCTTACGAGTCACTAAACAAGGCAAAAAGTAACATCTCAAACATTGACGAAGCGATTTCTGCGATTGATAGAGGAGCATCGACTGGTGTTGTCGCTAGCAAGTTGCCAAACGTCAAGACTGCCAGCATTGAGCTGGCAAACGTAAGAAATAGGCTTGGTCTGGACGTTGTTGGGGCTACAACTTTCGGATCACTGACTCAAGGCGAGCTGAACCTCGCCCTAGATACCGGACTTCCTACCAATTTGCAGCCGAAGGACTTGCGGAAATGGCTTGTCAATAAAAAAGCCGCACAAGAAAAGCTTGCGAATCGACTTAACGAACAAGTCGTGTTTCTATCAAGGCCAGGCGCTACAGTTGGCGAATGGCAGGAAATGATTAACAAAAAGCCGTCTGATAAAACTGCAGCCCAGCCTTCAACTCAGCCTGGAGCAGTTACAGTACGGACACCTGACGGTAAGACGTTGGCGTTCCCTAATCAACAGGCAGCGGATCAATTCAAAAGAAGGGCGGGGCTCTAATGGCAATTGATTACGCTGCTATAGCTAAAGAGTTTGGTGGGTCTGTTGTCAACGAACCATCCGCTCAGCCAGTAGACTACGAGGCAATCGCTCAGCAATTTGGCGGGCAACCAGCCGAGCCAGCGCCTCCACCAGAGACAACCGTCGCAGGGCTTGGCGGGGCTGTTACGCGAGGGGTGGCGCCTATTGCTGCGGGGGCTGCGCTAGGTGCAGCCGCAGGTGCGCCGTTTGCCGGGGTTGGCGCGATACCTGGGGCTATTGCTGGTGCTGGAGCTGCCGGCTTGGCGCAACTAGTTGGCGATCCGCTGGTGTCTGGAATTAACTCGCTGCTGGGCACGCGGTACAAGACTCCGACGGACGCTATGGGAGACCTGCTGACGCGTATTGGTGTACCGCAGGCCGACACCGAGGCGGAGCGGATCGTGCAATCCATTGCAGGGGGGGCGGCGGGTGGCGCGGCAGTACCTGCTGCGGGCATGGCAGCGCAGGCGCTTGCCAAATCCCCGGCGGCTCGGCAACTTGGGGCAACTCTTGCTGAGCAAGCTGGCAAGCAAGTGATAGGCGGTGCCATAGGAGGCGGAGCAGCTCAGACAGCGGCGGAGATGGGCGGAGGAACAGGGGCGCAGATTGCGGCAGGGATTGCAGGCGGTGTAGCGCCATTCGCCCCAGGATTGGTTCGTGCTGGGCTTGGCGCGGCAGCACGGTTGGCAGCACCTAAGGGTGCCGGAATTCGATCGCCGTCGGTCATGGCTGGAGAGCTTGGGCTGCCAGAAACGTTAGAGTCCGCCGCAAATCTGCCAGGGCCAACGATTGGCGAGTCGGCGCGCTCGCTGATCGCGTCGGCTCGCGAAAAGCTGACGCCAGATAAAGCCAGGAAGATCAAACAATCGATCATCGACGATCCGTACAACGAAGCTAACGTCGGATATCGAATGTCCGGCACTCAAGTTGTTGGCGACAATACGGCCGGAGAGTTGATAAAGCAAGGATGGGATCCTGGTGTTATCACGGCGATTAAGGCCGCGAGTGATGATGACCGGCGCAACATGCTAAAGATGATCAATCTTTATGAGGCCGGCAAAGAGAATAAAAAATTTGCTATGACCAACCGCCCAAACGATATCGTTGGGAAAAACATTGATAAGAGAATCGAGTTTTTAGACTCAAATCGACGCGACGCTGGCGAGATGATTAATCGCGTTGCAGAGCAGCAACTTAAAGGCGCTCGAATTGACGTTTCTAGCCCAATGAGCAAGTTTGTTCAAGACCTCGAATCGATTGGTGTGCGCGTTGAGTTTGATAACAGCGGCGTCGCGCGTGCCAATCTCAAGGGGTCTGAATTGCAAGGCGACCGGGCTTCGCAGCGACTCTTTAATAACGTGCTTGACCGTCTAAGCAACGTGCAGGCGCCAGATGCTTACGGCGTACATACGGCCAAAAGGTTTTTGGATACGCAAGTATCCTACGCAAAAAAGAACCTTGCCAACCCATTGTCGGCGCAGGCAGAGCGCATTGTCAAAGGCTTGCGAGCAAATCTAAATAAGTCTCTTACAGACATCAATCCAGATTATGCAGCAGCGAATGCTAGGTATTCAGACACTAAGAAAGCCCTTGACGCAATGCAGGAATCTGTAGGCACAAAGATCGATTTGGATATGCCGGACGCAGCGAAGGCTATCGGCACCGCCGCGCGATCGTTGACAAGCAACAACCAGGGCCGCGTGAAGATGCTCAATGCAATCAACCTAGCCAACGAAACCGCAGCCAAGTATGGCGGCAAGTTTAATGATGATGTGCTAAATCAACTGATGTTTGGCAACGAGATTGATCGCATGTTTGGAGCGGCTGCACAAACAAGTGCCAAAGGTCAGGCAGAAGAAGCTATCCAATCTGGATTCAGAAAAACGCAGCAGGCAGCACAAGGTGGCGTGGTTGGTCTTGCCGCAAAAGTTATCGGGTCAGGGGTTGAGCGAGCACGTGGAATTAACGAGAAAAACGCTATTAAAGCCATGAAAGAATTGTTAAAGCGCCAATCAAACACTCCTAGTTCAAGCCGGGAAGTCGCACGTTTTACAGGGAATAGATAAATGACCGCTATCGCAACCTCCCCCTTCCCGATCTATCTCGATGTCGATGGCTCGGCGCTTGAAAATGGCTATCTGTATTTCGGCGTAGCTGGCCAGAACCCGGAGACGAACCCGATTACGGTATACTGGGATTCGGCATTCCAAACGCCAGCGGCTCAGCCGATTCGCACCTCTGGCGGGTATGCGGTGCGTAATGGCTCGCCGGCCATGGTGTACTTTTCTGCGACCGACTACTCGATCACGGTCCGCGACAAGAATCGCCGGCTTGTCTATAGCAAGCTCTCAACCGACAACGCAGCGGCTCAGCAACTCGAATTGCCTGTGGCCGACGTGTTTACGGGAAACGGCGCGACGACCGTCTACACGCTGAGCAAGACCCCATCGGGTCAGGCTAGCCTGCACGTTAGTATCGGCGGCGTCACTCAGACACCAGGCGTTGATTACACGCTCACGAACGGCAGCAAGATTCTGACGTTCACCAGCGCCCCGCCAAGTGGCACTACTATTGTCGTGCTGTATGGCCAAAGCTCCGAGG